TTTTCACTGATTTTCCGGTCCTAAGACCATATATATACTTTGTGTATATATATCCTATAAAAAGGGAATAATTGCCCTTTACTTAGGTTTAGTGAGAGACAGAATCTGTCCTTCTCATTCGGACGAACCTGCGTCTTTAGTACAGGATTAAATTTAAATTGAATGAATAATAATATAGAAATAATCAAATGATTATGTTCTATATTCTATCCAAAACAATTTGAATCAACCCATTTTATTAAATTGCTTATGTTATATAAACATTTAATAAAACACCATAAATATTCTGGAGCAATCAAATATTTCAAAAATATGAGATTGCATTGTACCAGATATATTTGTGGTGCACCACTTTTAGTTAATTCCAATGGAATTGGATTAACTAAGGATGGATGACCAAAGAAACTACTCTTCTTGAAGGATCTAGTTGATAATAAACAACTATCCTATGTAATGACCATTCTTGTTTTCAATAGATCGATAGATCTACCAAAAGAAGAATTGGCAAAACATAAGGATATTTGCACCAAGAGCATTACAGATAAGAGTACTTGTAAAATTACTATTCCTATAGGTTTTATCCGTAAGTTTGTTAAACAAAACAAGCTTAGAATAGAAGCTAAAGAATTAGAATTTTCTTCCAAAGATTTCTACCTTTCAGTGAAAGGTGGACCTCAAGGAAAAGCATCCTTATCTGCCCACAGAAACCTGATGGTAATGGATATAAATTATATCCAAAGACTAAAAGATTTAACTGTTGGTGAATGAGGAGTTAAATGATTTGAAAAATCATTAAAGTTTTGATTACCTCAAAGTGAGGAATTAAAACAATCTCCTTATCTTAATACAACTGGTAAATTATCAATTGTAAAGGATCCAGAAGCTAAATTTAGAGTTATAGCAATTGTGGATTATTATACACAAGTGCTTCTAAAGAAACTTCATACATCATGTTTTGAAAAGATTAAAAACTTTTCTAAAACTGATAGAACCTTTACACAAGATCCAAAGCATGAATGAGAATCTAATGATCATAAATTTTGATCACTAGATTTAAGTTCAGCCACTGACCGTTTTCCAAGAGAATTGCAGAGAAGATTATTAGCAGAAATGTATAATTACAAATATGCTGAGTCTTGATCTACACATCTTGGCCAAATAAAATTTGATAAATTAGATGGACAAGTTTCATATGAAGCTGGTCAACCAATGGGAACATATTCTAGTTGAATAATGTTTACATTGGCTCACCATCTTGTGGTACACTGATGTGCATCACTTGAAGGTGTATCTAATTTTAACCAATATATAATTCTTGGAGATGACATTGTAATAAAACATGATGCCATTGCTAAGAGATATATAAAAGTTATCAAATCTTTAGGGGTTGAATTATCTCTTACAAAAACTCATGTATCGAAGGATACATATGAATTTGCAAAAAGATGATTCAAAAACGGAAATGAGTTCACTGGATTACCTAGTAGAGGGATTATTCAAAATTTTAATAATAAATCTATAGTATTTTCTATACTGTATGATTTTTATAAAATTAAGAGTAATCATTACCTTTCTAGTTATAGTTTAG